AATTATTTTATTGTATTCTTTGCATATTTCAAGTATTTTGGGTGGAACTCTGATTGCAATATCTATAGCTATCATTTAATATATATTTTAAATTATTTTTAATAACTCTTCTAAATTAATTATCCATGGTGAATTTAATCCTTTGTCTAAAACTTCAAATCTTGATTTATCAATAATTTGAATTTCATAATTATCATTCAAATTAAATCCAACATTTGTTCCATTACCAATTGCTATTTTATATTTATCATTTTCAACATGTTCAATAATTTCACCAATCTTATTACCAATTTTCACACGAACATAGTTTGGTAATGTATCTTTCTGACAATCCAAATAAGTATCATTAAAATAAATTATCTTTGTGTGTTCCATAGAATATTTAAATCTTTCATTGATTTCCATAAAATATGGACTATTTAAAACAATTGTTTTTGTTTTTTTATCAGAAAATAATAAATTGCACATACCACCGCCAATTGCACCAACAATAATTTTTGCTGACGAAAATAATTTTATTTTTTCAGCCATCGATAAGTTTTCACAAAAAATTTCTGTAAATCCTTTTTCAATTAACTTTGTAACTAATTCATCTTCGTTCATTAATTTTCGTCTGGTTGTATAATTTGTTCCTAAATTTGTTAAATCATTATGCATCCATGTTCGTCGTGATACATACACTTTTTCAGGACAATTAATGTCAATTGAATTATCTTTCATTAAATTGTAAATTTCATAAATTTCTTTTCTTGGTGAAAAATTTGATAATCCATCATGAGTCAACGAGTTTTGAATATACATTTTATTATATTTATTATTTTTATTATGTATTATTACATTGTTTAAATCAACTCCTAACAATAATAAACTTTCCTCGACAAATTTATAATGGTGTTTTTTTGATTCATTTGGAAAATTCATGAGCAACTTGACATTTTTATTTTTTAAATGAAATAAATAACAATATAAATATGGTAATGTATCATAAATAAAATGATAATAATTATCTGTGTTGTAAATAAAATAATAAACAGGATCTAAAATTTCATTGTAATCAAATTTATCTTCATAATAGTTCCATTCCATGCTATTTGATTCATATATTGTTCCACATCCTAATGACATTGTTTTTTCGCAAGTTGGTAAAATATAAAAATCATCACATTTTTGTTTTAATAAAGGATTGGGATAATAATCGTTAAAACCGTGTAAAGAAACATTATTTAACTCTGATAAAATTATATCTCTATTATTTAAATCAACATTTTTTACTATTTCAAAATATGGGGTTTGTTTGATAAATTTTATTTTCATATAATTAATATTATATTAATTGTTTTTATTTAAGGAGGGAATAAAATATTATGTTAATTATGTTTTTTAACGGAATAATTTTTGATATTGACGGAACATTATATGATTACGAAAAATGTAATAATTATGCTAAGCAAATTTTATTTGAAAAAATTAATGAACTGACACATATAAATATTGAAATTATAGAAAAATATTATGATAACTTTAGAAAACAAACAATTAATCAATTAGATACTCAAAGTTCGTCGCATTCAAGAATTTTATATATTCAAAAAATTTGTGAAAAACTCAATATTCAACAATATATTAATGAGTTAGATGAGTTATATTGGCATGCTTTTATTGAAAAAATAAAATTATATGATCATATTGAAAAAATATTTGATTTCTGTGATTCTAATAAAATTAAAATTTGTTTATTGACTGATTTTTCTTTAAAGTTACAATTATGTAAACTATCTAAACTAAAAATTAAATTTGATTTTATTGTTACTAGTGAAGAAGTTGGAAAAGAAAAACCCAATAAAATAATGTTTTATGAAGCTTTAAATAAATTAAATTTACCGAATGATAAAGTTATTATGATTGGAGATAATTTTGAAAAAGATATTTTAGCATCAAATGTTCTTGACATTTATAGTTTTCATTTTAATAAAAATAATAAAAATATTTTTAATTACAACTATTGTTTATTTAATTCATTTGAATGGCTATATAATTTTTTTATTAGATCAAAGGAAGAAATAGAAAATTTAATAATATTATCAAAATATTTTGGACAACGTTTTGATTTAGTTCAGGCTGGTGGGGGAAATATATCAGTTAAATTTGATGAATTTATGGCAATAAAATCATCTGGATCTTCTTTTTTTGATATCTCATCTTCTGACAATTATGTTGTTATTAAAAATGACAAATATGATGTCCCGACCAATTTAAATAAAAAAGAAAGAGAACAATACTCAAATCAACATATTTCAAATAACATATATTTCAATAAAAAATATAAACCATCGATTGAAACTCCATTACATATCAATCTTAAAAAATATACATTACATTTTCATTCAATACAAATAAATAAATTTTTGTTTACTGAAAATGTTAAAAATTTGGAAAATATTTTAAATAATTATTTAATTATTGATTATTTCACTCCGGGCATTGATTTAGCATTAGAAATAAATAAAAACTATAACAATCAAAATGTTATTTTCTTAAAAAATCATGGTGTTATTTTTACTTTTGATGATTACAGTGATATAATTGATTATATAGAATTCATATTGAGTAAAATTGAACTATCAATTAATGTGGATTATTCAAACTATAAATTTGTCAATTTAATTTCACAAGAATTAAAAGAATTATTTGGGTATGAATGTTTTACATATTTGTGTACTGACAAATATTTAAACAAAATTGACAAAAAACTATTGTTTGTTAAACCAACAACCCCAGATAAATTAATTTATTGTGGAATATCTGCTGTTGAATACACTAATAAAAAAGATTTATTGTTATTTTATGATACATACAATGAAATTCCAAAAATAATAATTCACAATAACAATATTTATATAGTTAATATTAATTTAAAAAAATGTAAAGGAACTGAAGATGTATTGAAAGCTCACATTATGAGTTTGGGAAATAACATACATTTTATTGATGATGATGAAATTTATTATTTAAAAAATTGGGATTTAGAAAAATATAGATCAGAAAAACTATAATTTCTATTGATAAAAATTGAAATTTAATTTATTTAGTCACAGTATCATATTTAATGTTTTCAGATCAAATTACAGAATTATTAAAGCTTGGTCACAAGTATTTTTGGAAAATTGTTAATGATATACACGAAAAAAAATTTCATTACAATTTTGAAGATTTATTTCTCACAAATCAATATGGAAATAAATATGTTTACATTTCATTTTATGATAATGATAAATTAATTCATGTTAAGCTTGATGATAAAAATGTGTCATTTAGAGGATCTAATGGTTGTACACTTGAAGAACTTGATGTTTTCAAAGAACTTTTTAGTGATTGTTTTAAAGTGGAAGATATAAAAGAAATTTACGATAAAAATATTGAATATGAAGGAATTTATCAAATACGCATTAATAATTATTATGATGACGTAAAAAATCCTTTTATCAAAATCAAACATGATAATCTACTTTCAGCTGGCACAATTACTACTCAAGATTGGCATATAACTCATCAAATGACTTTTGACGAAGCCCAGTTTTATTTGAAATAAAATAATTCATTCTTTTTGCCAATTGAGATTATCAGAAACATTTCTGACTATTTTTAATTTCCCAAATCCAGACGAAACAACAATAAAGGGGTCTTTTTGATCGTCGATTATGTTTGTTACGACTGTTTGAACATTATTTTTATATTTGGATTCATATAAGCAGGAAACATCTTGATTTGTATAAATTGAAAATTTATATTTGCGATCTGCATTTTGAGATCTTGACAAAATTTCCACAAAATCAAGTAATCGTTCACAACTTAGTTTATTTACTATAATAAAAGTCACTATTTTCCTATGTTTTTTATTCAACTTTTTTTTATTGTATCAAATTTTAAAAATTGAATTTATAAATTTTTCACTATTTATTTGTTTAATATGAACTTTGACAAAATCCATACAATACCACCAAAATTAGAAATCGGGTTTTTGAATTGTAAAAAAGCTTTTGAACAATTGAGTGATAAAGAAAAATTGTATGCTTATCATATGTATAATGCATCATGGTCCGGTTATGCAATTACAACAGCTCAAGTATCAAAAATATCCACAAATTTAGTTGAATTATTTATTTTAATGTTTAGAAAATATGATGTTATGAAATTAGATTTATCAAATGAACTTTTAAAAGATTTTTTAAATTATGTTGCAACTGTTTTAAGTAATGCTGGGAATTATTTATCTTTTGGAGATAGTAAAATAATTCCAAGATTAAGTGAGTTCGAATTAGAACAAATATTCATTAATTATTTTCCTGATTTTCATGATAAATACAAAAAAATTCAAAATGATATTTTTAGTTTAAGTCCTTCAGATAAATTTCTTGGTTATCCACCTGAAAACACCACAATGTATTTTTCTGATAATATAACTAAGAAAGAAGCTAAAATCATTGATGCTTTTATTATATCAAAAGGTTTAGAAGGATGGAATACACGAGCTACAAAATATTTCGACTCAGTTTTAAATAAAGAAATATTTGGAATTCATATTGCATCTTGTTCGTGTGATGAGGCTGAAATGGATTCAGAAGAATATGAAGGTTATATTTTTGCATTTCATTTTGATGATTATGACAGACAATTAAAAATGGTTATTGAAAATTTAGATAAAGCTCTGGATTGTTGTGCTAATGAACAACAACAAAAAATGATAGAATGTTATATTAAACATTTTACTTATGGAGATATCAATGATCACAAATTATCTCAAAAATATTGGGTTGACGACAAAATGCCAGTTGTTGAAACAAATATTGGTTTCATTGAAAATTATCGTGATCCGTCTGGTATAAGATCAGAATTTGAATCTTTTGTGGCTTTGACTGACATAGAAAAAACCAAAAAACTTTCAAAACTTGTTGAAAATGCAGAATATTTTTTGAATTTATTGCCATGGTCAAAGGAATTTGAAAAAGATAAGTTTAATCTTCCAGATTTTACTGCATTAGATGTTTTAACTTTTGTAGGTTCTGGAATTCCAGCAGGTATAAACATACCAAATTATGATGATATTAGACAAAACTATGGATTCAAAAATGTTAGTTTGGAAAACATTATAATGTCCAATTACATTAGTACTGAACTACCGGATTATTTATCTGAAGAAGATGGAATAATATATAATAAATATGTGAATCAATCATTCCAAATAGATGTAGCTGGCCACGAATTACTTGGTCACGGAAGTGGTAAATTATTTATTGAAAATGAAGATGGAACATTTAATTTCGATAAAAATATAATTGATCCGATATCAAACAAACCAATACAAACTTGGTATAGAAATGGTGAAACATGGAGTTCTAAATTTGGAAAATTATCTTCTTCGTTTGAAGAATGTAGAGCTGAGTGTGTTGGTCTTTATTTGAGTTGTTTTAAGGAAATGCACAATATTTTTACTGAACAAAATGAGAATTGGAATGATGTATCATATGTGAGTTGGTTATGGATGATTAGAACTGGTATTTTATCTTTGACTGCTTATGATCCTGAAAAAGGATGGTTACAAGCACACAGTCAAGCACGTTATGTTATATATCGAGTTTTGAGAGAAACAGGAATAATCAATATTTCACTGACACAAGATTCTTTTTTAATTGATGTTGATAGAAATAATATTATGAACAAAGGATTTATCGCACTCAAAAATTTTTTATTAAAACTTAATGTCTATAAAGCAACAGCTAATTATGAAGAAGGAAATAAAATGTTTGAATTTTATTCTCGAGTTGACGAATATCATTTAAATTTACGTAAAATTCATTTGGAAAGAAGAAAACCAAGAACACAATTTATTCAACCAACACTAATTAATAATAACAATAAAATTGAGTTTATTTCATATGGTGATACAGTACAAGATTTAATTAAATCGTTTGTTGATAAAAATATAGTTTTTACATATTATAAATAACATTCTTTTATAATTTTTACTAAAGCATTCAATTTTAACAATACTTCATTATATTCATCCACATCATCTGAAAGAACAGTAATTGCACCACCAGAACCTATGGTTATTTCATTATTGTGTATAATTATGGTTCTTATTACAATATTAAAATCAAATAATTGATCAAAACTAATGTATCCCAATATTCCTGAATAAATACCTCTATTTCTATTTTCAATAGATTCAAGAATTTCAATTGTTCTTATTTTCGGGGCTCCTGTCATACTACCACCTGGAAAAACACTTTTAATACATTCTAAACTATGAAATTTATGTTTTTTTATTCCTGTTATTGTACTTACCATTTGATGAACTGTTTTAAATGATTCTATA